AAGTTACCTGGAGCAGCGTACTTGGTAACTTCGATGAACTCTGGGTTCGAGCGAAGGTCACGAGACTGCTTAGGGTGAATGAACTGCACGTAGGTCTCACCGATACGAGGAATGTTCTTGCTAGCAAGAGCAAGAGCCGAGTCCTTGATAGCACCAGTGGTTAGCTTGAACTGACCAGTTAGGTCGCTAATCTTGGTACCAACGGTACCTTCAGCATAGGTGTTGAAGGTGGTTGCAGCGGTGTAGCCCGAACGGTCGTAACCGAACGAAGCCGAGGTAGCTGCAGCAAGGGTGTTACGTGCCTGTACGTCTAGGTACTGAGCCATGTGACGACCAAGTAGACGAGAAGCCGAAGCCATGATGTCGTCGAACGAAGCGTTCAATAGAAGCTCCGAAACAGCAACTGCATAGCCGTGCTCTGCTACGGTGATAGCAATCTGCTCAGCGGTTAGGGCGTTAGTGGTCATACGTACACCTTCGCTAAGTGGAGTTGGGTCCACCGAGAAGTTCTTGTAACGTAGGAAGTTAACACGTAGACCAGGGCTTACGCCAAGCTCAGTCTTCTTAACAGCGAACTGCTCGAAGCGGAGGATAGGCATTGCCTGGAATAGGATTTCCTTCGACCAGATGGTCTGGATGGACTGCGATAGCTGGCTGTTAGAACCAGAATACGCTGTTGGGGCAGCAGCAAGCTGGCCCGAACCTGTAATAGCAGAACCTGCCATTTTGGTTTCCTTTCGGTTAGTTTATGTAAATGTTTCTTTTTGGAAATTAATTTCCGAAAAGACCCTGTCCTCTATTATTTGAGCCAGAACGGAGAAGTCGGTCTCTGTTCTTAATGTAGTCAGCCATAGACATGTTAGCCACGTCCTGTACGATGTTTGATTCCGAATTGGTGTCGAGGGGTCCAGAGGCAGGCACCGTTACACGGGTACCAACCATTTCCTTTCGAGACTGCTGGCTAGCTGCCTGTACAGACTCTAAGATTTTGGCAGTCTTTTCTTTAGCACGAAGGATGCTCTGCTCAATCTCATCCTTTGAGTTGCCGTCTACTAGGTCAAGTAGTTCAGGCATAATGTCTGTGCGTTCCTGCTCCATACGCTGCGAACGATAGTTCTGCAGTTCCTGATATTCCCGCTCACGTTGTAGAAGGTCAAATGCCTTCTGGCGTTCCTGACGTTCTGCGTCGAGTTGCTTCTGCCATTCGGATTCCTTAGTCTTAAGGAGCTCCTTGACATTCATCTCGTCTTCGAGCTGTGCCTTCTTCTGGGCTTCACGCTCGGCACGCTTTGCAGCACGCTCTGCTTCTCGCTCAGATTCAGTCTTGGCTCGCTCTTCATCTCGCTTACGCAAGATGCTTAGTTCTTCCTGTAGCTTCTCTAGCTGAGGGTACAACTTGGACTTCTCCTGTGCACGTGCTTCCTGAATACGCTTTGCAACGTCATCGTTAGAAGGGTTAGTGCTAGTTGTAATTTCAGCATTGAATGCTTCAGATGGGCTTGGTGCGTCTACACCAATTGTTTCTTCTGCCATTATTAATCTCTATTCGTTCTCTTGGTCGTTTTCCGTATTAGTGCCACATGACCTTGTCAGTAAATTACAAGACTAGTTCACCGTAAAATAGGTACTTTATGTGCCTAAACTACAAACTCACTAGCTTTTTATTTAGTTATCGTCAGCTTTACCGACTACTCGGCGGGCTGCACCAGTAGTTCCGTATGCTTCAGTAACCAAAGTCTCTCTAATCTGCTGTTCCGCAGAGGCGTTATCCATTGCAATCTGCTGAGCTGCAGGGTCTTGTCCCTGAGGACCAACCTGGCCATCACCAAGGACATCACCATCACCCAGCATTACTGGGTCCATTGGAGTAGCCGAACCATCAGGTCCAGCCATCATTCCAGTCAAGTCCATAATCTGCTTGTTAATCTGTACCTTAAGTAGGTTCAGAGCACCATCAGCCTCAGCATCAGCCATAAGTTCTTGACGAATCTCTTGTAGCTTCTCTTCTGGGAATTCCTCACCAAGGGCACGAAGTGCACCTTCCTTAGACTCAAGACCCATAGCAATCTTCTGCTGGAGCTCGTTAAGAAGAACTAGCTTGTCTAGAGGTAGTGGTGGAGGGAAGTGAGTGTAAGTAACGTAAGTTAGTGGGTCGTTAGGGTCTAACTGAGTAAGCTGCCCATCCTTGATTGGCCCATCTTCATCTGGGTTGTAGGTAAACGACTCAGGTTCTTTAACTGCAAGGTTAAGAATTACAAGCTCATTGATTCGTTCTAGACCCTTACCGTATACTGCGGTCTTCTGCGACCAACGGTTCATTAGAGGCTGGAACTGGATGCTAAGAGCAACACCCGAAGTATTAGAAATAGGCTGTGCTTGACCAAGAGCAGTCTCAGGTACGTTCATAAGTTCGTGCATCGACATCTTTAGTCGGTCCATAAACTCTAGAGCACCCTGAATACCAGCACCGCCACCCTCAAGGTTGAAGACCTGAGCGTCCTTTGGAAGACCACCCCAGACCTTCTTAGCACCCTTTTCAAGGTTAGAGGCCTTAGCACCAACAATAACTGTTACAGGAGCAGCGTGGTAGTTGATGATGTCTGCAATGTCCGTAGCAATTTCGTTGTACGAACGATTGATAGTAATAATGTCATGTGCGTCTGATAGGCCCCAAGGAGAACCAGAGACAGCAATATTAGGAATATGTACAACAGGAATCAAACCAAGTGGGTTTGGACGACTGTCAATCAGCTCGTCATTGATGTATTCTTCGATGATGTCATCAGTAAGAATCTCAGTGTAAGTAAACACCTGACGAGTACCTTCTAGCGAAGTTCCCCAGAAACGGTACTTCTGCTTGAAACGCAATAGACGCTGGCGGTCGTGGGGGTGAAACTCAGGGAAACAGAACGCAGGGTTCAAAGGAAGAATACGTACACGACCTGGGTGTACACGGCCAATACTATCCTGGTAAGCATCTTCGTAGGCAACCTTTACAAAGGTGTCACCAGTGATACCACCAGTCTGTGCCATTTCAAATAGCACACGCTGCTTGTCATTATCTACAGTCCATACACGCTCTAGACGGTCAGGAATAATAGCCTCAGTAGCCTTAGGGCTACGGAAATGTACGCCGTTACCAAATGTAAAGCGTGCAATATAGTCTAGGAATGCTCGGTAGTAGTTAAGCGAAATCTGCATTTCGCCCTGCTCACGACGGTAACCCCAGTGGTGACCAAGGTACATAGCCCAGTTAAGCGAATAACGGTTTAAGCGAGGACCGTGAACCTCAAATTCTTCGTCAGCAAGCTCGACAAGCCCCAGAGGAGAAATGGATACTGTGAGGTCAGAAGAAGCCGCCCTATAAGAAGGAGGGGAGAAGTCCATAAAAGACATTACTTCTTACCCTTCTTTACTACCTTTTTGCTAGCTGGCTTTTTCTTTTCGTCACCCTTGTGACGTGCATCTTTGTGACCATCTTCACCATGTGCAAGCTTCTTGTGCTTAGATTTTTCCTGAGCGTGCTTCATAAGTTTTTCTTTATACGCTCTGTCGCTAGCGTCTTCAAATTTACCGCCGAGCTCTAGATAGCGGCGGTGTACCCAAGCGGAAGCACCCGCAGATGGGTAAATTCGGTATTTCATTTTGGCCTGGTTAACTACCAGACCCCATAACGTTTGGTTAGTTGGTACTTGACGACCACCAGTAGTGTTATCCATTACTTCTCCTCAAACCGTGCACCCTACTTCCTACACTAGTAATTAATGTAGGAAGTAGGTTGCTAAACGTTATTAGTCGTTTACTACGGTTGCGTTGAGACGCTGCATACGGCCACCCGATACATACTTAGTCTCGATAACCTGCTCAGCGTTCTGCGAGAACGAACCGTGAGCAAATTCACTAAGGAATGTTGGTGCCTCAATCCAAGCAGCAGAACCTACGTGAGTACGCTCCTGTAGAGTCTCAGCAGCTGTCTTGGTGTGTACTGGAGCGTTGCGGTTTGGGCGACCTGGAGCGGCAGCAAAGCCGTTCGATACGCCTACCTGGAAATCAGTAGGAACGTCAGTGTCAGTTGCGATACCCTCTTCAAAACGAAGTGGGCCACGACGCTCCATGTTTCCAGCTCCCTTTAGCTCATATGCCTGTGGGGCACGCTCAGGGAATTGTGGTGCTGGTGATAGTCCCATGGGAACTCCTTAAATAGAAATGAAATTCGAATTTCAATTAATAGTTTGACTGACTACTGCCAGTTTTTGTTGCTAAAAGAACGGAGAACTGCTTACCTCTAGCTCAGGCATTGTCAGGCTCTTAGTTAGAGAACACGCAATTGCCAGTGAGTCTACGAAGTCATCATGAGCATATGCCTCATCTGGTGCAGCCACCATGAAGTTTGGTCCCTTGTACTGAATTTCAGCATCAGTCATCTGCTGGTAGAATCGCTTCCACACACGCAGACGCCTAGTTTTAGCATGAGCAGGGAAGCCTAGCATCTGTCGTTGAATCAAAGCCTGCAGGTGTTTAAACCTAGAAGACTGCTCAGATGGAGATGAGGTAAGTGGAATTACTTCCGCACGTCCCATAAGAATCTTTAGACGCTGAGCTACTGCGTCACCAACACCGTTGGCATCTACTCCAATAGCGAGAACGTCGTAGTTCGCAAGGAAGTTAACAATCTGGAAATACTGTTCTTCCCAGTCATCCCCTTGGAGCTCAAGCCAGTTAAGAACTCGGTGGTCGTAATAGCCGAATTCATCAGGTCTGTCCCAATCAACCCAGACCACTGTGACAACAGTGGAGTCCATTTTTCGAGCTGGGTCGATGCCGACCACAACAGGTGTATTGTGCCATGATTTGACGAGTTCCTGACTAGTGTCACCCAAGTCGTCCATAATGGAAGACGTGACAAACATACCTCGCTCAAGTAACCACTTGCAGTTATACGACATCTGAAACTCATCAGAGTCCTCACCGATGCGAAGCATCTCTTTCTTAATGTGGGTAGCGTAGTTAGGGTTAACTTTTGCCACTTCACGCCAGTCCCACTGGTAGTGGTTCTGACGGTTTCCTCTACTGGATTGCTTTCGCTTGTTTAGCTGAATAGCCTTATAGAAGTTATTTTTAGACGTAGTTGGAGTACCTGTTTTGACCATTGTACCAGCGTAATACGCAAGCATAGGGCTAATAGATTTAGCAACTACAAAGTCATCTGCTTCCTGGCATTCATCAATAAAGATGATATGAAAGGACTTAGATTCAATCTTAGCTCGTGGGTTGGCGGTCATCATTGTCATGATTGAGCCAGAGTTCTTTAGTTTGATGGTCTTGGTTACGCCACCAACACGTGCTGCCTGGTCGTCAATCTCAGGGTCACCGAGGATTTCACGAGCACGCTCAGATGTGAGTCGTGTGACAGTACGTCCAAAGAGAGTTTCTGCCTGTCCCTCGGTAGGAGCAAACAAGCCAACCCACAAGCCATCTTTAAACTTACCCAGTAGTTCTGGGTAACGTTTAGCAAGAATAGGAAGCAAAATCATTAAAGTAGCTACTGTGTCAGCTACAACTTCAGACTTACCTGACTGACGTGCAGCCAGTGCGGTAATCTCTTCACCGTCACCAATAATCACAGACTCCATAATTCGTCTGGATAGTGGTGTTTGATATGGGTGCAGTGGATGGCCAACTAGCACCTCTAGAAATCTTTGCATCTTGTCAATGATTCCATTGACAAACTCTTGAGTTAGTTGGTCAAGTTCTTCTTCTGCGTACTCATCATCAAGACCCGCTTCATGACCTTCAGCAAAGTACTCTGGAGTAATTTCTTCAAATTGTTGTTCTTCGTTTTCAAAACTCATTTTTAGCTCGCTTCTGCAGCTCCTGCACAATAGCTAGTAGTGCCTCAGCACCTAGCTCCATTTCGTACAGTGCGTCCAGATTCTTTTCCTTTTGGTAGTGGGTAATCTCTTTACCAATTACGTACAACGAGTTTTCAGTCCATGCAATTAGGTCAGAGGTCCCAATGCTCGCTACTCTCTTTTGGAGCTTGGTAGGCTGGGGGCGTCCATCCCTCTTGAAAATCTTCATCTGTTAGTACTCTTCCATGCATTGCGAAATTAAGTGCGGTCTCTTCATCATCATATACTCCTGCCCATTTACCTACTACAAGAGCAGAGTTAAACGGTAGTCGAATAATCAAAGGTGTGGCGTGTCTAAATGGTGGTTCAATTTCATGGGTATCTCCACGTACGTAAAGCTTACCATTCCACAGTACTTTAAAGTTTGAGAGTATTTGTACGAAGTGTTGTTTTCCGAGGTTATGTGTCTTAGGCATTATTTTTTATAGGGGTTCTTTCCATTGTTAGCATTTGGGTTAGCTGCCTTAGCAGCTGCTCTAACTTTTCTCGCAGCATTTTTAGGTGCGTTTGCAATTCCCGCTGAATTTGGTCGTACCACTCGTTTTGTACTAGATACCGCTACCTGTCCAAGTCCAATCATTTCATGCATCTTAACATGAGTAGCCCTTTTAGTAGCAAAACGTACTTGTGCTACACGAGCTACCTGATAAATATTTTCTAGTACATCAGGGGCCACATTGGCTAAGCTAGCAAGTCCTCTAGGTTTACTTATAAACAAACCATCTACTTGTTGCTTTCCATTTGGAAACCCCCTGTTTAACCAAGGAGAACCTTTTGAAATAGATTCTTTAAAGTTAGACCATTCACCTGGAGTTACATCGTAATAGTTGTAAAGAGTTCCATCTCGAAACATTACGGTCATTTTTCCAAGTCCAGCTTGCCCACCTTTACGAGAACCTGCGTATTCTTGATATCCTGCCGCTACTGTGCGGGGACGAGATGCGTCTAAAGATGAGGTGGGAATATCAGTAAGTTTAACTGGAGAGTCATCAGGTGAGGCACCAGTATTAGCTCCAGCGGTAGTTGATGACTGAGGGTTATAGTCGCCAAACTTAGTTATATCTGGGCTTTGACCATTTTCTAATTGACTATACGTATTGCCGTAGTAGTTTGCGTCGTCAGACGTGTACCCTGCCATACTTACTCCTAAAAGAATTGCCCTCCCAGTAGTTTACTGGAAGGGCAACTCGTTGTAACCTTAAAGGACTATGCCCATAGAGCGATAGTGATACCTGCAGTACCATCAATTGCAGCAGCACCTGCAGCTACCGACTGGGTAGATACGGTACCAGTTACACCCTTGATAGTTACACCCGAAAGTGAGCTCAAGGCAACTGCAGTAGTAGCAGTAGTAGTAAAGGTAACCGAAGTGGTGGTTACAGCAGTAGCGATGTAGAAGTTGTTCTGGAATTCAGTGGTTGCGTTAGCACCAAGAATCTGGAACGCCTGACCTGCAGCGTAAGTGTTTGTGGCGGTGGTTACAGTAACCGAAGTGGTACCTGCAGTACGTGCAATAGCACTAACTGCAAGAGCGGTGTTGGTAACTGCAGTACCTACGGTGATGGTGGCAGTGTAACCGTTGTCACGAAGACCATCCTGAGCACCGTAAGCCGAGTAGGTTACAGCACCAGTACCAGTAGAGGTGATGTCAGTAGCAGTACCGTTAGCACCTAGTACGCTAGGTACTACGATGTTTGGTGTGAATGTCCAAGCACCATCAGCACCAAAAGCAATTGCAGTGGTAGACATTGCAGCGGTAGTTGGAAGGCTGATGTTAACAGTGGTTCCGCTTACCGAAGTGACGAACGCACCTGCAGGAATGTAACCAGTCGAGGCTACGCCCTGACCCGCAGAGATACCTGCTGCCGAAGCAACAACTACGCTGTACGAACCAATGGTTGCTTGAGTAGCAGTGGTGCTGACAGTGGTACCCGAGATACCTACCGTGCTCTTACCTGGGTCGCCCTGGTACTGGTTGTTGATGTCTTTAGAACCAGTCGAGAAGGCTGGGTAGCCACCCCAACCCGAGTAAGCGATGTCGTGACCGTCTTTACCCTTAAGTAGACGCTTTGAAGTACCGTCCTGAGCAACGTTAGTGTCAGTGTTTAGGGTACGAACGTCGTTTGGCTGCATTGGGAAGTTACCCCATGCGAAGTCAATCTGGTTGTTACCTGCCGAGTCTAGTGGCTTTCCGCTATTACTAGCCATAATGTTTTTCTTTCTCTAGAGTTTTATTTTTTTACTTCCCCGTGCACTGAGGAAACTTATTCTTCTTCACATTCATGAAGTTCAATTTCGTCCTCATAGAGAATCTCTCCGCAGTATTTGCATTTAAATAAGCGAACGTCATCTAGTGCTTCGTGTAAGGAGTCCGAGGTGTAATCTGTGTCATAAACCACTGGAGCTTGAACTAACAGCTCTTGCGGAATAGGACCATGAGGTCTGTAAGGTCCGTTAGGTACAGGGTGGCCCTGTACTGCGAACTTTCTAATTATAGGCATATTATGCCGCTGGTGTCTCGTCTACTGGTGCAGGCTCTTCTACAGGAGCAGATACAGTAGTTTTCTTCTTAGAAGGAGCAGGAGTTTCTGCAACTGGTACAACCAAGTTAAGCTGACCTGCATCACGAGCTGCCGTTAGGAAACGGGGTAGGTGAGACTGGCAATAATGCACCAAGTAGTCAGGGTTAATCTGGTAAGTGTATAGTGCCTCAGACTGGCAATTTGCACAAGTAATCATTATTTCTTTCCTCTTGGAGTAGCTTTAGCTGCAGCAGCTTTTCTCTTAGCTTTAGTTATAGCACCTTTTTGTGCAGGAGTAGGTCGAGCAGGAAGGTGAGCTCCTTCAGTTTCTGCAGGCCACTGGTGCCTATTCATTTGCGTGGCTCCCTGTGGGCCATTACCATCTAAGTTTGCATTTAATGGATGATTACTAGATGGGCCAAAAGTGTACTTACTGCCACTCTTACTAGTGCCATATTTACTAGCAGTGAATGTACGTGGTGCGGTCTGTGGACCCGCTTTTCTATCATAAAATCCAGGGGCTACAGTAGCTCCATTAGCAAGAGTTATTGGCTTCTGCCCATCAGAAGGTCGTTGAGACATTCTACTAAAGTTCTTACTGTCTCCGTAGTGAGCATCAAGGAACTGCCCTGCAAAACTTTTAGTACCGTCTTGTACGTTACGAGGTGCTGGCTTTCCGTTATTAGTACGCAAATTACCAGGTGCAGCAGGAAAAGGTGCCCCAGGCTCATTTCCACCGTAAACTACCCCACGTCCTGCAGGAAGATGTGCTCCAGGGTCTTTAAACTGATTAGGGTTTAGGGAGTTACTAGGAGCCATAGTTCCCTCTCCCTCATGGTGCCCATATACGGTGCTGTGAATGAACTTTTTACCCATAGGTGTTCGGGCTGCAATGTCATTAACTTGCCCAGCAAATTCTGCTTGACCTTTTTGCTGCCCAAGATGGTGTAGAGCTACTGCGTGAGTGCCCTGCACACTGGCAAGACGTCTATCCAGCATGTCCGTTACAACCGAACCATACTTACGCTTGCCAGCTTTTGGCGGAGTAAACGCAGGAATATTGCTACTACCTGCAATAAAGCTCTTGCTTGCGTTAACGGACATCGCCATCTCGTTTCTTAAGGCCCTCTATTTCAGATTCTATCGCTTCAAAGCGTTTATTACCCTCTGAAAGTCGGGTGTCTATAGTATCTAGTTTCTTTTCTACACGCTTCATAGCGTCTTTCATAGTTGAGCCACCATTGTGCTTTAGCTCACCATCGATGTTGTTGAGACGTGCCATGACCCCAGGCACGGCGTCCCTGCCAGGTGCAGCAGGTTCGCCAGCCCAGTCACGCATGAATGTGTCCCACTTTTTGTCAAAGGTTCTTGACCACTTGTAAACCCAACGAAAGATTCCCACAACCACTCCTAGAATTAGCATAAATACACCAATTGCTGCGTTGATTTGTGTCCATTCCATGTGAGAATCCTTCTTGTAGGGCTAGTGCGTTAGTTGGACGGGTTTGCGTCAGACGACTTTACGCCGTATGCCTTGTCAGTTGGGTCAATGTACTTGATTAGTGGGCCAAGGAAAGCGGCTAGGAAAGCCCATCCAAGTGCCTTGTAGTCGGTTACTCCGCTGAGAAGAAGTGCACCCGATGCAGCAATGCCTGCACGTAGGTACGAGGTTAGGGCTGCTACTAGAGCAGGCGAAATCTTGAACTTCAATTTATCTCCTAAATAGAAAAACCCCTCCATAAGATTGTGACTTATAGAGGGGTCTTTTTGGTGCTATAACCTAGTGTAGTCTGCCCTTAATACGGCTACCACCTGTGCCACGACCATCAATATTGCGACCTGCACGAGCGTAACTAAACGAGGTTTGGTCTTTGGCATACGATGCTGGTTGCTGTATGACTACCTCTTTTTTAAACAACTTAGCAACGCTACGATTGTTAGGGCGGAGAGGTTGACGGGGAATCATTTCTTTTCAGCAGCAATCTTTGCAACTAGAAATGCATACGCATCTTCTACAGTTCCAGAGAATACACCCTCAACATTGTCGCTAAGAGTTAGGTGAAGGTGAACACCAGTTGAGGCACTGCCAGTTGTTCCTGCGTGTCCGACTACTGCTCCAGAGTTAACTTTGTCCCCAATTTTTAGGGGGCTTGGGTGAATCATGTGGCAATAACCAAAGAAACGGTTTCCAACCTGTAGAACAAGAACGTTGCCTAGGGCATCGCTCCACTTGTTCATCACGACACTCATTCCGTCAGCTACTGCTAGGAGTGGTTCATTTGCGGCAAATCCATTAAAGTCTGTGCCTCGGTGCCCATTAGGGTGCATTGCATCTTTGACACCAAACTTAGGGCCAAGCTTTACTGTCTTTACTGGCATTCGCCAATGACGAATTACATCTGGCATTTTGTCTCCTTAATATAGGGTTCCACCCATTGGGGTTGGCTGTGCTTCAGCGGCTCCTCCGCCTACTTTGCTCATTGCTAAATCTTCTACAGTTTGTAGGTTACTGCCAGTCATGGTGCTGTTTGCTGCAAACTCAGTCTGTCCAGCAATTGCTGCAGGCATGTAATCCCAGTTAATACCCGCAGTACCATTGTAGATAACATCAGGAACTACGGTGTAAGCACCACGTTCTTTGATACGGTCTCTAACAGCTGCCTGAATACCTGGAGTCTGCTGCGGAGCTGCTTGTCGTAAAGATAATGGAGAGGTCATGTTCTACCTACGTTCGCTACAGCACTGGCACTAGCGTTCTTGGTAGGAGCACTTCCTTCAAATTTTTGGTTCTGACTATTAGAGCCGTCAAACCTACCACTAGCTTTCATAGCATAGCCACCTTGACCCATAGAGCCGTCAGACTCATTGCCATTAAATGGCTTTGCGTTCAAATCTTGGCTAGCTCCACGAAGATTACCACCGTTACATCCTGCACACATTATGGCTTTACCTTCTTACCTTCAATGCCCAGCTTCTTAAACATCTTTACGTTCTTGTTCTTGTCGTCATAGGCTTTTTTAACGTCAAACTTAGGAAGAATGTCTTCTTCCAGTAGAGCACGCTTAAGAGTCTTGTCGCTCATGTTTGTCTGGTCTGTGGGACGCATAACTAGAGCATCATAAGGAACATGGTTCCTGTGTAGCCACCGCTTAGTTTCTTCACGGTAGTGAGCAGAACGAGCAGTAAGGATAACTACGTTCTTACCTTCATCTTTAGCCTTCTGGGCTTTCTCTACAATCTTGTTGTGAGTGTCTACTTCTAGGGCTTCCCTAGCAAACCCTGGGTGCTTTCCACCCTTGCCCTTGTGGTGTTTCTCATACTTCATATCGTCAGCGAGCGTACCATCTAAATCGAAGATGACAGTGTCATTTCGTTTATGAAGAGGCTTCTGCAGCTCGAAGTCGTTATTCTTGGACATACATCCAGTTTAGCGGTCGGAACCCCATCCTGAGCCCTTAAAAGTAATGGCACCTACGCCATAAGCTTTCTGCCGCTTATTGCCACATTCTTCACAGATTACTGTGTGGTCTTTAGTGGTAATAGGGAAAAACTGCACGATAGTGTTATCGCACTCAATACAAGTAAAGTCATAATTAGGCATTTAGACGCTTCAATCCACCCTCATAAGAGAGGATAGCCTCAGTGTACACCTGGTGGCTCTTCATTACAAAGTCCTTGATAGCCTGCTGTTGAATCTCAGCCTGAGCATCAATAGTAGTTATCTGCTCTTCGGTAAGTTCGCTCTTGCTCTCGTGCACCACGGCAACTGCGTAGTCAAGCTCACGCTTAGCATTAGCCGCCTGCAACTGTGCAGCTTCCCAGCGTGCCTCTGCAGCAGCCATTTTCTGTTCTAGATGTTCTTTATCCATGTTGTAAACGTGTTCCTGTCTGCTCGGTATATTCTTAGTCGTCTAACAAGCTTTGCTTGTAATGCCACATTATTAACTCTCCTATAGACTACTGCCCTAGGATTCTGTGTGTATCTAAACATATGGAGCAATTTCTTCTAGAAGAACTCCACGAGGCTTGGCACCAGTAAGAGTCCACACGTGCTCACCATTCTTGTACAGAATAAGTGTAGGAATACTACTAACTGCTAGTTCTTCTACAAGGTCAGGATTAGCATCTGCATCTACCTTAGCTACGGAGAGAAGAGCAACGTCGTGCTCTAGCTGCTCTATAATAGGAGCTTGCATCTTGCAAGGGCGGCACCAGGCTGCCCAGAAGTACACGAGTACTAATGGCTTGTCAAGAACGTCTTCTTGCCACGTTGCTTTAGTTGTTGCTTTCATTTCATCTCCTTTACTATGAGAGCCCCAAGTGAATTACGATATCACAACCTCCTGTTTACAAGACAGGTGCTCTGCCGTTGAGCTATTGGGGCAAGAACTCTATTCTACAGGAGTTTTACCCTTGATAATAGCAATGTAGCGGTGTGGCTCACAAATAAATCCTTCATCACAAGTGCAGTGCTTTACTGAGTAATCCTCTAGCAACTGGATAATGCGTGCCTGTTCCATAAACTTTCCACGGTTGATTCCCTGAACAAAGTCACTGGACTCATACACGTTGTTTAGTGGTGCCTGATTCTTGAGGTTTGCGGCTGCTTCATCTGAAAGTCTTAAGGGTACTTGTCTCATTATGGGGCTACTCTTCCGTTTTTAATAAATGAATTGTGGGTGTGGGGCATCTTCTCACTAAAAATAAGCTCCATTTGAGTGGCTACATCCGCAATCTCAGCTTGTGGGAATGA